GAAAATGGAGCCAATGCATTTGCAGGGTTAGAGAGTTTAAGCCAACAAACTGGTGTATCTATGGAACAGGTTTCTAGCGCTGTTAGAAATGGCGGTAAAGAGTTAAAAAACACTGCTGGTGCAATGGGGTTAACTAGCAAAGAATTAAAAACAATGCATAAAGAAGCCACCGATGCATCAGGAAAATTAAATGATTTTGCAGAAGTAGCTGGAATGTCTGCAGAACAATTTTCTAAAGCTTTCAAAGAGGATGCTTCAGGTGCTATTATCAAATTTATTGAAGGGCTAGGAAAAACGAAGGAACACGGACAATCTGCAATTGCTGTTTTAGATGATATGGGGATTACCGAAGTTCGTCTTCGTGACAGTTTGCTACGTGCAGCTGGTGCCAGTGATGTATTTAAAAGTGCTGTAGATCGTGGAACTAAAGCATGGGGAGAAAACACCGCTTTGACAGAGGAAGCTAACAAACGATATGAAACTACTGAATCTCAATTAAAGATGCTTAAAAATGAAGCAGTGGACGTAGGTATCACGTTTGGTGGTCCTTTAGTAAAAGCATTGAGAGATGCGTTGCAAGCGACTAAACCAATGATCAAAACCGTAACGAATTTAGCGGAATCTTTCTCAAATGCTGATCCTAAAACACAGCAAACAATTGTTAAAATGATTGCATTAACTGCTGCAATGGGGCCTGCTATTAAGTTAACAGGTACTTTAACGAAGGGTGTAGGATTTGTAGGCAAGGGCTTTGTTGAGACAATGGCTGCTATGTCTAAAAAAAGAGCGATTGATGATGTTACAAAAGCTTTTGCAGAAGGTAGTTCTGTTTCTGTTGGATTCGGAAAAGGCATTGCTTCATCTGGTTCGGCGTTAGGTGGATTAACAGCTAAAATCGGAGGAACCACAACACAAATTGGTTCATTGACTAAAGGGTTTAGTTTATTGAATCCTTGGGTGTTAGGTGCAACTGCAGCGATTGGGGCAGGTGTAGCAGTGTGGAAACTCTGGGGAGAAGAGGCATGGAATAGTTCTCAACGGACACAAAGATGGGGAACTGATGTAGGAAAAGCAACTGATGAAGCCTTAACTAAATTTCAAGGATATAGCAGAGGCGCTAGCGGAGAGCTTGATTTGCTAGAAAAAGGCGTTTCTGGGAATACCGATACCATTGCTAATAATTTCTCTAAGATGGGTCAATCAATCGAAGAAAATATGACGAAAAAGATTGAGACACTGAAAGGCATTGTTAATAGGTTGCCAGATGATATAAAAGAAGCTGGAGATAAGCTAACCCAAGAAGAAGTTCTCAATCAGGAAAAATATTTAGCTGTAGTGAAAGAAAATAATCAAAAAATAACTCAAATTAAACAAGAAGCTTCAAACAATAACCGCAAAATAAGTTATGAAGAAGCGATAAGAATTAAATCATTAGCTAAAGAAAGTGCAGAAGCTTATGTTAATTCTTTAGGTAAAAGCGAAACTGAAACCAAAGAAATTTTATCTGCAATGACAGGAAATGTAGCAGAAGCATCAGAAGATCAAGCAAAAACGTGGCTGCAATCTTTAGGAAAGCAAAGGCAACAATCCAAAATAGAATATACTAAGATGCAGGACGATTTGAAAGCAAAATTAGTAGATGCTGGTTATGATTTAAACAGTAAATATGCCAAAGAAATGCTATCCTTATTAAAAGAAAGTGGCGATAGTGCCACGCAGATTACAGAAGATCAGATGTCAACTATTCTAGCCAAATATCCAGAATTGGCTGATCAAGTATTTTTAGCCAATGGACAATTAATTAGTTCAATGGGTGAAGCTGGTCAAGCGGCAGTTGGTCAAAATAAAAAAATGATGGATTCCTTCACCGATATGGCAGAAAAAGTATCAAAAACTGCCGGAGAAAACGCAAAAAAAATAGAACTTATTGCAGACGAAGCAAATGAGTTTGGCGAATTCTGGAATCAATTAATCTTAGATACGAAAACAGGTGAAGTCAAAACAAATGCGCAAGAAGCAGTTAATGAAGCTGCAAGCTCTGAAAAAGGTTGGAATCAACTTATTTATGCTTCTAAAAACGCAGATTTAAAGAGTAATGCTAAGTTGATGATTGCAGAAGCTGCCATCGCTAATGGACGTTGGGAAAAAATGACGTTTACCGAACAACAAGCTTTGTTAGATAGTAACGTTACAAAAACAATGACACAAGCATTGCAAGCAAAAGGCAGCTGGGGTAAATTGAATGCAGCTGGGGTAAATTGAATTTTGAAGAGAAAAAAGCTGTTCTTTATTCAAATACACCAGAAGTAATGGCTGAAACAATGCTTAATTTAGGGTTGTGGAAAGACTATCAGCCACAAGTTAAAGAATTAAAAGCTAAAAATCAATCTTTTCTTGATGTGTTAAGTCAATCTCAAGATAAAATTGTACACTGGTCGCAAGTTCCAGTAGATATAAAGGAAATTCTTGGTGATAATTACGATTTACTTTCAAAAATATACGGATCAGAGCAATCGTATAATCGTTGGAAAAATTTACCAGATGATGAGAAAAAACTTCTAGCTAATAATTCTGATGTGCTACAAAAGATTATGACTTCCGATACTAGTTTAAAACAATGGAATGCCTTGCCAGCTGATCAGAAAAAAATGCTTGGAGATAATACCGACTTATTAACAAAAGTTATGGCATCGGAAGAAAGCTTTAATGCGTGGAAGTTATTACCTGATCCAGTAAAAAAAATGCTTGGTAATAATGAAGATTTAAAAGCAAAAATAGCTGATGGAACATTAAGCGTGCAAACTTATGACCAAATAAAGCCACAATTAAAAAAATTACTCGGAGATGCTTCCAATGTATCAAATCAATCACAGGTAGGTGTTCAAAACTTAAATGCATTTAACGCGAACAATCCAGCACAGAAAATACTACGTGGAGATTCTACAAATGCGCAAGCTGCAGCTCGACAAGGTGGCAATGCATTGAACACCTACAATGCCAACAATCCAGGAACGAAAAACCTGCGAGGAAATGCAGGTGGAGTTGTCGGTGCGGCTTCAAGTGGTAATAGTAGCTTAAATATTTTCGCAGCAAACAATCCAGTTGAAAAACTATTAAGGGCTAATGATCAAGCGAGTGGCCCAGCATCTCAAGCGAAAAATGCAGTAAGTGACTTTAATTCTGGCCCTTCGGTAATTACCAAAACTTTAAACGTAGTAGCTAATTTAGGTGCTGGCGTAGCAAAAATTTTAGGACTAGAAACAGGAACCAATAATCATATTGGTGGTCCAGCAATCGTCAACGACCAAAAAGGCCGTACTTATAAAGAGTTGGTAATTCCTAAAGGTGGCGTGCCTTTTATTCCAGAAGGTAGAAATGTATTCTTACCAGATTTACCAAAAGGATCAAAAGTAATCAAAGCTTCAGAAACAAAGAAACTAATTCCTCATTATGAAAACGGCGTGGGAGTTCCGAGAAATTCTTCAGTTGTTAAAAATCTAATTGCTGTTCAAGATTCACATGAATCAAATGATTTTAGCGAACTTGCTTCTCTAATGCGTGAAATGGTTTCTTACTTGAAAGACGGAAATATTAAAAACATGGAAGTAACACAATATATCACAGGTGCTGACACGAAAACACCGAGAGAAACAGCGATTGAAACAAAACGCCAACTTCGTGACTTGGCTAGGGGGTTTAAATAGTGAAACTGGAATTAGTTTATACGAATCAAAATGGGGAGCAACTCGTTTTTAATGAGGAAGCTCCATATTTTTTGCAAAACGTTGAGGGATTAGAAGCACCAGAAAATGTTGTTCTAGCAGAAGAAGTTTTTGGAGAAGATGGCGCAAAAGTTGTTGGAATCCGTTTAAGCACTCGGAAACCATTGCTAGAAGGCACTTTAATTGGAAAAACAGAAGAAGAAATTTATCAGCTGCGCCGAGATATGATTCAAAAAATCGATCTAAAACAAACAGGTAAGCTAACACTTAAAGTCTATGACAAAGAGTATGAAACCGACGTTCTACCAATTCAAGCGCCTAGCTTCAAGTTGTATGAAGATAATCCTTATAAGGTTGACGAATGGAATTTATTTTCTTTACAGTTTGAAGCATTCGATTCTTATTTCCGTGATGTATCGTTTTATAACTCACTGGTTCCTTTGGCAACATTAAAGCCAACGCTTATTTTTCCAATGGTTTTTGTCCAAGGCGAGAAGCATACGTTTGGCCGCTTTGAATCAGGGAATATTGAAAAGATTGTAAACAATGGAGATGTGCAGATTGGAGCAGTTTTTCATATGAAATGTGTAACAACCGTGACTGATCCGCAGATTTACGATGTAACAAAACAAACCTTCTTTGGATTTAAAGGAACCTTTGAACCTGGAACAAGATTTGAACTTTCAACGGTACGTGGGAATTTATATGCGAAAAAAATTGTAAATGGTGTAGAAACTAATGCTGTTCCAGAACGTATGGAGGGCAGTAGTTTCTTTCGATTATCTAAAGGAGATAACTATTTACAACTAAAAGCGGCCAACAATTCTCAAAATGGAATTACATGTGAAATGCAATTTACACCATTGGTTAGCGGGGTGTAGTTATGGATTTTATGCCATTGCCTTTTGTAGAGGTGTTCCGAAGAAAGTCTGGCTTTGATTATGAGTCAACGGCAATTCTGGACATATGGAAATCAATGAGTGTCAAAGAAAATTTCAAGTCAGCCAATACTTTTGAAACGGTTGTTCTTTTAAAGTACATGCCAAAAGAATTAATGGACGAAGATACAGTGCTATTAATTAATAATTGCTTTTACTACATTGATTCTATTATCTGCGATGATTTGAGCAGTGGGTTAATTACAATTTCTGGGAAGTCTCTTTTTGCAAAAGCTGGTAAGAGAATTGTTTATCGAATTTACAATCAAACAAAAAGACCAGAGCTGGTTTGCTACGATCACTTACGGAACGAAGTGGTCTCTCCGTCAGATGCAAAAAGAAAAATAAGTTACTTATCTGTTGAACAACCGCCAGCAATTACTAATTCAAACATTAGTTATCAAAACAGTTATGGGAATGTTGAAGAAGAGATAGAGGGACTGTGTGAAAGTTACAATTTTGGTTTTGACGAAATTCCTATCTCGAATGGGCGTATTGGTTCAACATCAAACGGCCAAGTTGGAACAAATATTCGTTTTAGAAAAAGTGAAGATGTTTCTAGTGTAGTTCAATTTAGTGCAGAGTTTGAAAATGTTACTAATGAATCATTAGAAAAGAACAACTATGATGAAGCGACTACAGCCCTTATTTATGGAGAAGGCGAAGGAAAAGCTCGTAAGCATACTCAAGTAAATAACAATTTGAGTGGCCTCGAACGAAAAGAAATATACGTCGATGCTCGTGACTTACAACAGACTGTTGATGATGTAAAAATGCCAGATGCACAATATATTGCCACATTGCAATCAAGAGGAAAAGAAAAATTAACTGAACAACCAAGAGTTTTGGCATTGAATGGGACTATCAATTTGAATGATAGTCTTTTTGTTTATGGTCGAGATTATAAATTGGGGGATCGTGTAAAACGTATTTCTTCTTTTGGCTATTCAGATACAGTGGTTCTAAATTCTGTAACTCAGACTTGGGATGAGAAAGGCTACCATATTGACGGCGAATTCGGTAACCAAAGTAAAACAATTATTGATGTAATCAAGAGAAAAGGAAAGTAGGTGGTTATTTTTGGCGGAATTAAGTTTATTTTATGATGCCGTTTTGCAAGATGATGGCACATACGATCGTGCTTATACATCGGCAGACTGGGCAAAATACTTTGAAAATATCTTTCGCAATGGCGTCATGATGTCAGTCGGTGAAGCATTAAGAGTAACTGCAGCTGATTCTGTTGGAATGAGAATTGTTGTAAAAGCAGGTTCAGCAAGCTTAAAAGGTTATCAATATATAAATACGTCTGCTTTTGCAGTACCTATTGACGTTGCTTCTTCAACACAAGATCGAACAGACTCTATTGTTGTTCGGCACGACATGAACGCTAGACAAGCTTATGTAGCAGTCAAAAAAGGTAATGTGACAGTTGAACGCACGCCAGATGTATTTGAAATTCAGTTGGCCACTGTCAGAGTGCCAAGAAACAGTACAGCTATTACAGCAGATTTAATCACAGATAAGCGCCCGGATGAAAAAGTATGTGGTTATTCAACACCGTTTGAAAATGTATCAGTTTCGGGAATGGAAGATAAATATACTGCTATGCTGAATACCATTATTGAAAATATGAATCAATACACGGAAGATCAAAAGAAAAACTTAGAAGCTGATATGCAGGCGGTCGTTGCTAAAGGGAATGAGTACATTCAGGAAGCGCAAAAAGATTGGCAAGATTTTTTAGCCACAGTTTCCAACGATATGGAAGGTGATGTTGCGCTAAACTTGCAAAAGAAAATAGCAGCAGTAACACCAGATCAATTGATTTTTACAAAGAAAAATTTACCTTTTGAATATCCTGAAATTGATGTCTTAGCATGGCATGACGGTTTAGGTATTGCACCTTTGGGAGAAGAAAATTGGGTTGGAGAAGTGCCAGAATCAATTCCGTTTAAAGCGGGTTATCCAAGCAAAAATGAATTGACTGTAAAAGTTCCAATCAATTGGAATTTGTCTTCACCAACTATCAAAGAAACAGCGCCTAATATCTTTCTTCTTAATGAGGGAAATAAAAGTGTACAGATTAAAATTAAGGAGTCGAAATAAATGAAAACAAATTTTGAACGAGGACAGTTAAACGCGCAAGATGACTTGAATCTTAACTTTAAAGAAATAGAA